AGGATCGTGGGCCGTGTCGCGTGCTTCCTCGCACCGGGCTATACGCCGCTCGGTTAGGGTAGGGGCCGACAGTTGCGTGCCCAGCCAGTGCATGCCCTGTATGAAACGCTCTGCCTCGTTCATGCTCCGAACACACTAAATTCGTAGAGCCCGGCGGTGACCTCGCTCTGGAGTTGGTTCTCGATGATCTCCGCCGAATAGTAGCCGTCCACGAGGCACATCAAGGTGTAGTGGTAGGACGTAACCTCAACAAACAGGGCATCTTTTTTTCGTCGGGTCTCCGTGCGGGACAACACCCGGTCCTTGATCACAATTCTTTTGTAGCCGAGCGAGGTCTCCGACGCCGCTTCGCGATCCTCGCGAAGCTTGTATTCTGATCCAATAAACATTGCCGCCTCCTAGTATGTTGGGATTAGTCCCATAACATAGGAACAAAAAACACTGGCGTCAACGGTTTATTTTTGGAGGGGGTTTTTAGTCTTCGTCGTCGTGGCATCGGGCGCAACCTTGGGTCACCATGTCCACGATGGAAGCGTAGCACCAGACGCAGAACGCCACCGGGCAGATGCCGAAATCTCCGGCAATTCCGCCCTCGCCCTCAAGATCAACAGGGCTGCCGCAGATCGAGCAGGTCAGCCCTGCCCATGCTTCTTCTTTTTTTGTCCCGCCCATGCCGACCGGGGCCTCCTGTAAAAAAGACGGTGGGGGCCATGGGCACTGCGTGCCCCCACCGTCAGGTGACCGTTTCGTGCAGCAGCGGGAGTCAAAGCGCGCTGCCGCAAGGGGAGGTCCGAAACGGTCGCCTATGCTATAACATCTTTCTTGGGTCCGCGGCCCCAAAATTCCGGTGGTGCCTCGCTGGTGCTGTAGTCAAAAAGAAACCACGCGCAATTGTCTTTCCCTGTATGCGGGCTGTCCGGGATCCACTTCACGCGGCCAATCGACACAATCTTCCGGCAGTACTCCAGATATTGCGCGGCCTGCTTGGTGTGCATCCAGTCTGCGTCAAAAAGCAGCCATGTAGGCCTTATTTCGGAGAGGTGGAGAATGAGCCGGTGTAAAATAGGCCGGGACCATGGCGGGTTGGTAATGAAGAAGTCCACATCAACATCCGCCTCTTCAATCGCGAGGGCGTCCTTTTTGTATAATCGGGCATGGTATCTTTCCCATGTTGCCGCGCAGTCGCCGTAGAAGAAACGGGCTGGCGGCAGTTCAATGTCGCTGGCGTATCCCAGCGTCGGACAAAAGCGCCCGCCGTGCGCCGCACCCTCAAAGCTTGACAGAGCCCGGATTAAGGCACCATCGCCAAAACAGGGCTCTATATATGTAAAGCGCTCGGGCAAATGGGCGATGAGCGGCTCGACCGCGCTGACCGGTGTGGGGTAGAAATCCCGTTCCCGGCGCGCAAAGTCGGAGCGCTTGCCCATACTAGAGGATGACGCCGAGAACGAGTATTAACGAGTATATGGCGGCGGTGACAAAAACGGCGGTCATCATTTTTTACGTCCCTTTTTCAGCGGGGCGGGCTCTATGTCCTTCCCCGTCATCTTTTCCAAAACAAACGTGAACTGGCCGGAGATCGTGCGGCGTTCTTTCGCCGCCATGTCCTTGAGGACGTGGTAGCTCTCAATCGGGATGACGACGCTCTTCCATTTATCGGGATTCATACTACTATTCCTTTATCTCTGGGAAACTATCGGATTTGTCTAGCTTGGTCAAGCTCCCCCAGTTCGGTCCTAGCGATATATCGCTGGGACTCGGCACTCCCAGTTGCAGAGCGCCCTCCATTATGCTGCACAACTCTCTGGCCTCCTCTGCGCCCGATACAGAGAACGCCAGTTCGTCGTGTATTTGCACGAGCGGCACTTTTTTCTTCCCTTTGTACACCGCCGCCATCGCGGCCTTGGTCTGATCGGCTGCTGACGACTGGATTAATTTGTTAAGCGCCTTATAGGTGTATGCTCTCTTGATATTGTCGCCGTATTCGAGGTGGGCCTCCTCTTGGGGCAGGGCCCGTGCAGAAACAAACAGGTTTGGCTCCCACAGATCAAACCGGCACTTGCGGCCAAGCAAGGACCGGACAAACCCGCCCTTGTCGCGGTGCGAGACCTTCCGTTGCACAGCATCCATAAGTTCCCGCACGAACGGAACGTCCTCGTGATACTGGCGCATGAGCCGTTTGGCCTGCTCCGGCGTCACGTCCAGTTGCTCGGCGAGCTTGGTCTGCCCCATTCCGTACATGATGCCAAGGTTAATGGTCTTGGCCTGCTTGCGCGGGATGTTGGCGATGTCGGCGACCATCTGGTGGAAGTCGGTCTTGGGGTCGGTCCGGTATGCCTTGACGAAGTCCCCGGATCCGGTCAGGCCCTTGTGCGTGAGGCTTGCAAAGTGGACGAGGATGCGCGGCTCCTGCTGGTCGAAATCCATCGACGCCCACTGCTCTCCCTCTTCCGGCAGGAACAGCCCCCGTATTTTGGACGCCATGTCGGGGTTGCGGGCAGGAATCTGTTGTAAATTAGGATTGGACATCGAAATGCGCCCGGTTACCGTCCCTCCACCGTCCGACCGTAGCTGGTTGATGTGGCCGTGGATTCTCCCATCCTCTGTATAGCGCAGGATGCTGGACAAGAAGGTGTTGCCCACCTTGTCGTATTCCCGCGCCTTGGCAATCTTCTGGGCTATCGGATGCTCATGCTGGGATAGGAAGTTCTTCGTGAAAGACGGCAGCCCGGTCTTGGTGCGGCCATAGGGTATGCCCAGTTGGTCAAAGACCTTGGCAATGCTGGCAGCGGCCCAAAGCTCGACGGCGAGGCCGGTCTCCTTCTTGATGCCGGACTGCATGGCCTTGACGGTTTTGATCAAATCTTGGCGGAGGCGCTCGGCGGCGTCGAGGTCAACCCGGATGCCGCGCCACGTCATCTCGATGCAGAGCGGCAGGACGGAGGTCTCCATGTCAAAGACCTGCCACAAATCCTCCTTGGTCAGTTCCACCTTGAAGACCTGCCACAGATCGAGCGTAAGCTGGGCGTCGGCCTCGGCATACTCGCCGACAAAGCAGGCGGGCAGCTTGTAGAGTTCGGCCTTGGGGTCTACGCCAAATTCCTGTGCGGCCTCCCGGAGCGCGGCCTCGGACTTCATCAACCCCATGTAATCGTATGAGACGGCATTCAGGGAATAGCTGAAGCGGTTTTCGTTCAGCAGGGGCGCGGCGAGCATGGCGTCGATCATCTTGCCCTTGAGGTCAATGCCAAGGCGCTTGAGCCAGCCCACGTCGTAGGCGGCGTTGAAGAAGATCTTGTCCGACGGGTGGTTGGCTATCTCCTTCTGGAACCAGCGCATGACAATGCCCCGGTCCAGATTGCCGCCACCCTCATGGGCAATGGGCAGGTAGGCGTTAAAACCCTCGTATGCGACGGCAAACCCGACGACATCCCCATGGCCCGTGGCCCAACCCGGACCGTGGGACTTGAGCCGTGGGTCTTTGGTTTCCAGATCAATTGCTATTTCTGTGATACCGTCCGGTGTCGGAGGTAGCTGCTCGATGGGCACCCATTCGGTTTTCACGCCCCACTTCGGCTTCTGGAGATTATTTTTCAACTTAACGCATCCCTTCTGAGCCGGAAGCCTTCCTCTGTGAGCCGGAATCGCTCTGGGTCGAAGGGATGGGGTGTGGTTTCCTCCTTACTTTCTTCCGCCTCGGCGCATTCGTAAGCCACCGCCGCGTATCCGGCACCGTCAACGTAGTCGTCCATGTTGAGAGCTCCGTTCTTCCGCCGGGCCACTTTCATAAGCTCCATCATGTTGGCAACGTCGTGCGCCGTGAGTTCGTCCTTGTTGTACATATAGCCGTTCCACAGGCGGGCTATGTTCTCGTGGGTCTCCGGGATGGAGCCGTGGGCACTGGCCCGGTCTCCCGTGACAAGAGCCGAGGCTGTCTCTAAAACTTCTTTAGCAGGCATCTTTCTCTCCTTTGTTTAAAAAAGTCGCATCTTCATATTGCCCAACCCCTTTGTGAGTCTTCCGGCATTTTAAGGACCAGATTCTGCATGGCCCGCGTCATTCCAACGTATAGGACGCGGTGTGCGTCGTCCGGGTTCTTCTCCATCTCCTGCAAGGCTTTTCCGGAGAGGTCGGTGAACAGCAGGACATTGTCGGCCTCACCGCCTTTTGCCCCGTGGATCGTGGACAGTTTGATCTTGGGCTTCTCGAAAATGTTGATGCCCCGGTTAAGGAGCGCCGTGGCATAGGCGCGGTCTTCGTTACCTATGCGGTCTAGGGCCGCGTCCCATGTATCGCCGGGCGTCTCCAGACCAAAGTGCTGCCGCAGGACGGCCATCGTGAACAGGTCCTGTTCGTCCGCGCCGGACAGCATCTTCTTGGCACCGCGCTTCAGGCGGCCCGGCCCGCTGGACATGTGGTCATAAAGATTGATGGCTTCCTTCAGGGAGATCTCGTGTCCGGGGCTTTGTTGCAGGTGGTTCCACGAACTGATGGCGCTCCGGATGGTCTTTTTGATGGAGGGCGAGCCCTTGCGCTCAAAGTAATGCCCGCTGGAGGTGAGCCTGTCGGCCAGTTCATCCAGCATGTAATTGGCCTGCGCTAGGACGAGCCATTCGTCGTCGCCGAACGAGACCGTGTTGGCGTCATAGGTGCGCTCGACGCTTCCCTCCTCGGGGCGGGGCATCCAGACTTTCTTCTGCCTGCTGCGGATACGCTGGACTACGGAATCGGCGATGGCATGGACGCTGCGCGGAACCCTGTACGACTGGGACAGCACCTCGGAGCCGCCCGGAAGTCCAACAAAGTAGTTGATGTCGGCTCCGGCCCACCGGTAAATGCCTTGGTCGTCGTCTCCTGCGACGAACATGCGGTCGCTGCGGTCGTTGAGGTGGTGAGCAACTTTCCATTGCAGTGGAGTAAGGTCCTGCGCCTCGTCAAGGAACACCACCTTCAGGAAGGGGATGTTCCCCGGCTTCTCGGAAAGCTCCACCATCATGTCGGTGAAGTCTTTCAGACCGTTGAGCAGCTTGAAGCGCTCGTACTCTTTGTACAGGTGCTCGAACTCGTAAAACGGAATGGGAAGATCGGTTATGTTGTAGGCATACTGCGTCCCCCTCAGAGTGTTCCGCGCCAGATCAAAGGCCCGCATGATGGGGTTGTTAGATTTCATCAGCATAAAGCCGTCATCGGCTATGTGCTCGGAGCCGCTTGTAGACAGGTCTACCCCGGTCTCCTCGCTGAAACCCCGGAGGCCCTTGTCGCCGAGTACCTCCGCCCCGGTCATACCAAGAGCCTGGAACGCCAGACTATGCAGCGTCCGGAAGTACTGAAAGTCTTTCTCCGGGTCGAGGTTGAACCTCGCCACAGCGCGGTCTCGTGCTTCGTGGGCCGCTTTCCGCGTGAAAGCAAAATACCCTATGTCGTTGGGTGACATGCCCCCGGCCAGTAGAGCGTCTACCTGATTCAGTAGCGTGGTCGTTTTCCCGGTTCCGGGAGGGCCAAAATACCTAAACATCATCTGTCGCCTTGGGTTTTTCGTCCAATGCCCCCGGCATCTCTAACCGGTGCCCGTACCGCACTTTCAAAAATACGTCCATCTCATACCCCAAGGCGTCAAGGATCGCCTCTATCTTTTGTACCGAAAGCTGCCGTCCTGCTCCGACGTTCTCGTATTCGGCAATGGTCCGCTGCTTCATTTGTGCCCTGACCGCGAGGTCTTTCTGAGAAATCCCGGCCTCCTTGCGTAGCTCCTTTATAAGCTGGCACCAGTTAACTTTCGTTGTGGTCAAAACGGTACATCCTCTTCTTCGTCGAAACGGGAGCCAAACTCCTCGTCAATCTTTGTATATGCAGGTATCGACCAGCATCGGACCATGTGTCCCTTGAGCCGGAATTGTTCGGCCTTGCCGTCTATGTCTCGAAGTCGCTGCGCTATCTTGTTGGACCGGTAGTCGAAGAACTTGTTGCGCTTCAGGAACGCCTCAAAATCCTTGAGCCGGAAGTAGGTCCGGCCCTCTTCCTCGTCGGTCCATGGGCGACGAAGAAGTATCTCTTCCCGGTCCATCGCGGACTGCATGTGCGTCGAGAACTCTTCCAGCATGTCGTAGAACTGCCCGCTCAGACTGGTATCTGCTGACGTGGAGATTACCGCGCCCTCTGTGTCCACCATTTGTCCGAGAAGGCTGTTCATCTGCGCCTCCCAAGCCTGCCGGGTGATGGTGCGCGGCATGAAGTTTATCTGCTCCATACAAAGTATTTGAAAGCGCGGCTGCTTCTGTAGACCTTCGGTGTCGAGTTCCACGGGGCTCCCATTCACGTCGAGAAACCAGAGGGGCGGCTCGCTGTCGTATTTTCGGAGGTTGGCTACGGTAGGGGTGTTGGCACCCCCTCCGACGCCGTGCTTCCGGCTGCGGCACAAATCCTTGTTGCAGAAATTGCAGATAGGCTGGTCGGCGCATTTGTACTGGTATTCTTTCTTTTTTATCTGGTCCGCGACGACGTTGACTTCTTTAAGGTCAAGCGGCGGATCCATGATCGTCTGGTTGTAGTCGAGGATCTTCGTTTCCCAGTCGTCGGGATACGCCTTCCGGAGATACACACCCAGATTGAACAGGCCATTGTTCCGTGTTCCCTCGGGAAAGCCCTGACGTAGCAGGGCCTGTAGGCACGGAGGGCCATCCTTGAGCTTATCGTCCACCACCGATACGGATTTGGACAGCAGGCCGTCTAACTGGTCCTCGGTTATTGCGGATGCTTCGGCTTGGTCCAGAAACTCTACGATGGTCGCGGCGCTTCCATCCTTGTTGAAGGCGTACCGCAGGCCGCCCTCGTGGTCAAAGTAGGGGAGGTTGAGGAAGTTTCCGTTATCCCCGCGCTCCAGAACCAGTTTGATCTGCTTGGGAAAGATCTCGCAGCCCCCGTACCCTATCTCGGCGGCTATTTCTTTTAGTTTAAGCTGGACCTTTTCGGCTTCCACGAACTCCTTAAAGAACAGGTACAGGTGCGCTCCTCCCGACTTACTGCGGCAGACCACCAGTGGAAGTTCCAGTCGGCTTAGTCTTTTTAATACCTCGCCGTGGTCCAGCGGGTACTGGTCAATGTCAATTGCTCCCCATAGGCAGGCGTCGTCCTCATTGATAGGAACAACGCCTATGCTCACCTCACCTTTCAGATGAGATGCGTAAGTGGCCGTGGTCCGTGGTTCGTGGACAAATTTATAGTTGCCCTTTTGCTTACCCCGAGCGTCCTTGGTTGTAATATCCAAGGCCCCGTAGGCTCGGTTCAAACCACGGAACAGCCGCGCAAATCTTTCTATTTCTTTTTTCATGGCGAGATATGGGGGGAGAAGTGCCTTCTCCCCCCAAATTACCTAGAAGGGCATGTCTTCGTCGGAGGAGGCTTTTTCGTCTTCCCTGACGTGTTTGACTCTCACCTGCCCGGCAAGGATGGACTCGGCGAACAGCCTGGCTTCCGCGTAAACGGACGGGTCGGAGACCACGCTGTCCTTGGAGATCTGCCAACCGTGCCACGAACCGTTCTTGTTTTCTTCAGGAACGGTTTCAAGTTTCCAGACGTGGCTGAAGCGTGGCGGGGTAAACAGGTGCCCCTTTGAGTCTTTCATCTTCAAAGACTTCATCGCCGAGTTCCACTGCTTCGACTTCTTGAACTGCGTAGACTTCATAGGCAGGAGTGCCTGCTGTGTCATGCCGTCCTCGTCGATGATGAGGACGTAATGCTGGGCAGTGCGTTCGAGATAACGTCCGCTGCCGCCTACGACGTAGTCCTTGTTGTCGTCGCCCCGCTCGGTCTGGGGTATTTCGTCTGACGAACTGTAGATACGGTGTGGTGCCCCGGTTCCTGTGCCACGCGGCTCCCATTCGATGAACTGGAGAACGTAGGCGCAGTTGATGACGGTCAGCCCTGCCTTTCCTTTGACGACATCCTTGGTAACGGTGTTGTAGATGTCACCGGCCTTGGCGTCATCGAGGTCGTCCAGTTCGTCGGACATCTTCTGCAAAACCTTCAGAAAAGGGATTGCGAGGTCTTCCGAACCAAGATCGCTCACGCCGATACCTGCGTCGGCTGCAAACATGTT